AGTCATCATGCTATCTATTGCTTTAATCCTGTTGTAAGCTCTTTCTCTTGCTTCCGTATCTTCAGGGTTAGAGTTCTTTATGTCGTCAAAACATTCTTGGGTCATATCATTTAGTTCGTTGATAAAGGACTCGGTGTTTAGTACACTACGTATTTCTGCTTTTCTATCCAATTAAATCCCCTGTTGGGACAAGTTATTAATCTTATCTAAAGCGTTGATTAGCTCTTTGGATTGTGATAATTCAGACTTGTTGTTATCGTTCTGTGCTTTCTGTGCTAACTCCAATTCCTTCATAGCCATTTCTTTTTCAAACTCTACTCTGGCTTGTTGTAGCTCTAGCATTTCTTTTTGCATCTTCAATTCTAACTGTTGTTTCTCTAATTCAAGTTGAGCCATTTTAGCTTGCATTTGCATTTGAGCTTTTTCTCTCTCTACTTCCGCAAGGATTTTAGCTGCTGCAGTATTAGGGTCATCTTTCTCTGGAGCTTCTGCTGCTTGTTTAGCCATCGCTGCTGCCTGCTCTTCAGATATATCCATAAGGAAAGCAGAGTCATCTTTAAATCCAGCCATGTTAATAAATTTTGCTAGGGTATCTCTGTATTGTTTTAGATTAACTAAAGGATTATTTAAGCCATAACCTTTCAACACCTCTTCTTGTTTCTGTAAAATCATTTGCATCGTAGCTAACTGTTCTTGTTTACCACCTGTACCTAGACCAACATTAACGGTTAGGTTGTATTCATTACTCCACTCTCTAGGGTCCATAGGAACAAAGCTATTATGTACTTTAATGATTCTTTCTTTTTGTTGATACTTACATATAAGATGTAAGATACCTTTAAACAAAGAGGTCATGCCTGTGTCGGCAAAGATACGAGCTACTAGTTCTAGTTTGCCTTGTGAAGCAGATGTCATTGCTGATACTGCGGTAGCGGTAACATTGGAAAGTATGTCTGGGTTGAGTCCTTGCTGTGCATCGCTCACACCTGTTCTTTTAGCTTGTACACTATCTAAATACTCAAGCATAGGAAATGATTGACTAGCACTAGACTGAACGGGCATAGGTACTAACGCATTAGGATTCTTAATTCTAATTACACCACCTGCTGTGGATGTTAGTAAGTCATCAAGGTTTACTTGTCCTTCTACGGCACCTACACGGTAGTTGTTAGTTAAATATAAGTTATCTAGCATTTGTCTAGTAACGGTTGATTTAATGAGTTGCAGGTCAAGAGCTCTGTCTGCTAATGATTGTCCAAAGAATTTATGTGGGGTAGGAATTGGGCATACACTATGGAATGGAACGTACTCACATTCTTCGTGCATAAGCACTTGGTTATCTGCATAACATACTCTGTGTAAACTAGCTATACCTTCTTTATCTAAATCTGTTCTGACGTAACATTCATAATACTCAACCAACTCCATAGATTCATCATCACTATTGTTACTAAAGAATGGTTCCTCCCCTCTGCTAAATCGTGCGATTCTTTCTGGAGTGTAATCTAATGTATTCCCTGTAGATAATTCTGCTACCACATCCTTATCGTAGCCCATAACAATTAAATCACTACGAGTGACTAAACTTCTTTGTGCAACAAAAGTAGCATCCTCTATAGTCGTAGCACGCTTATCTATTAAGAACTCTTCTGGAGCAACATTTTCTATCTTCACTCTTGAGAAGTCTTTAGTGCGTTTACATTTAACATTGTAGTAGGTGTTAACAATAGGCGGTACTTCTACCATCAAAGGCATGCCCATCTCATCAACCATAGGTTGTCCAGACATAGGGTCCATAGGTGGTTGACCAGTAGCTGGGTCTATAATGGGCTCTGGGTCTTGTTCTATTACTTCTTCTACTACTTCCTGCGAGACTATCTCTACTTCTTCGTCCTGCATAATGAGTGCAAGCTCATCTTCTGTTAGGTTTTCATAGGTCTCTTTAGTAACGTCTTTCTTATCATTCCAGTAAGCTTTTACTATGCCAACCTTTTGTAAGAGTGCGTCTTTAAACCAGTCGTGCATAATTTCAAAACCGTTATTGTCTTTATAGAATATATGATTAACAAAGGTTGTTATCTGTTCAGCTAAAGGACCATCGCCTTTATTCACTGGCTCAAACTCTACTGCTTTAGATGAGGTAGTAAACACCTTCATAATCTGTGGTAAGGCACCGTCTACTACTTCAGCGACTTCACCTGTTACAATCTGTGAACGACCTTCTACTTCATTACCATAAGGCTCTCTTAAGTAATACTCCAGAGCTACTTGTCTTTCTAGGCTGGTATCTGTTGATATAAATCCTAACGAATCATGAATTTGAGATTCAATAATATTGACTAATATTCTATTATCGTCATCATCAACCTTCATACTTTTTTTGTTATATGCCATTTATACTATCCATTTGGTGTTTGTCTTTAGTGGTTTGCTCCATGACTCCATAGGCGACTCGTCTAGTCCTGCCGCCAAATAACGGAACGCATCACTTGCGTGAGATGCCCAGTCATGAAATGGTCTGTCATGAAATACATTTCGTTTTTCATCAAACACTCTACGATAGTTCCGTAGTGCATCTAATCCTACCTTTGTTTTATCTGTATCAAACCAGCATCGTGGTAATATCCTTCTCGCTGCTTGTATACCATCCATGATAGTTAATTTGCTAGCAACCGTAATGTTGAGTCCAGCTTCTTCTAACATTTCTTTTCTTGACTTTCCTGTACCTAACTCTCTTACTGCAACATCGTGTGGCAGTATATGTGTAGCGTACATATAGTCATGTTCTCGTAACCAATTCACATAGTAGTCCAGACCTACACCATGGTTCTCTGTAAAGTCTATCAGTCTTATTTCTTTATTCACTGTCTGGGCAACCCAGATACTAGTAGAATCTGACATGCCTAAATCCCAGCCCGTATAGGTTTTAGCCAGTTCGTCTTTAGGGATATCAATAATCTGATTTTTCTCATCAAGGGTGTTAATGAGAGATGAATAATAGGCACCCTCTACAGGAGCGTTGAAACTACATTCAAACTCTTGTTGGTACTTATCTTCACCCATTTCCGCTTTAGCGGATAATAATTCATTAGCATCTACAATACCTGTGTCAGAGGACTTGAACTCTAATAGTTCCCAGCCATCTTTTCTGTACCCTCTATCTCGTAAGTCTTTAAAGTGGTTCTGACCTTTAGGTGTACCCATAGCTACGCAGTAGCCAATTCTGTCTGCTAGAGCTGGACGTACAATTTCTGTAAATAATGTCGGGTTAATGTTACCTATTTCGTCTAGTACACAGCCATCTAAATAGATACCACGCAAACTATCAGGGTTATCTGCACCATATAAACTAATACGCTTACCCATGAAGTCTACTCGTAGTTCAGCAATGTTCGCTTTACCACCGAGAGGTCTGGTGTATTCTAGTAGGTAATCCCAAGCTATTCGTTTAGATTGGTTATATGTTGGAGCGATATAAGCAAATCGTGGGTTAGGTTTCTCACAGTTTAATGCACTATGTATCAGCTGATTAATAGCACAGACTGTCTTACCCATACGCCTATGTGCTACTACCACTACAAACCTGTTGTTCTTAACTAATTCATGTATCTGCTTTTGTGGTGGTCTTGCTATATAGCCTGTTGATATTTTTTTCTGCATCTTATTGTAACTCTCTTACGAGGTCGTTACCCTGTTGTTAAATTATTCTGTAGTCATACAATGCCATGTATTTTCTCAACAGCACGAATGAGACCTGTTAAATCTGATTCATGGTATTGCATCAGCCTTACTATTTCATCTTGGCTTAAAGCCATTTTATATAAGCTACCATTCTTCATTCTATGAATATGTTTTTCTTTTGTAATGGTTAGTAATTTATTCATTTAACGCCTTCCATTACACGCAATCCTGTGTGGATTCAATCCATCTACGCAATGCTTCCACTGGCTCTGGTGGTGCCACTGGTTCTGTAAGACCTTTTGGGTCTAGTTCAGATGTATTCTCCACGTTGTATCCTTATAAATCCTAGGTTAATTAAGAAGTACTCTACTGGCAATTCTCTGCCGTTTACGGTTAAGGTGTCTGCATATAGCTCAACACCAAAATTGAAGCCACAATAGAAATGTACAGACCACACAGCTATCTCCTTCTACCTAACATACGGTCAAATAACTGGTCATCACGCAGTTGTAATTGCTCACCATTCATCTGTTGTGCTCTTATTAATTGTTGCTGTCTCATAGCTCGTTCTCTAGCTATTGCTTCTTCTTGGGACATAGGGGTATAAGGGGCTGTCATGCCGTCTACAGAGCCAGGGTTAGGTACCCTACCTTCTGTGGCATAAAAGCCTTCAGGGGCAGGTTGTGTCATTCCTCCATCCATTTGCTGAAAGTATGCCATTTCATTATTGGAGACGTTGCCAAATTGTTTGGGTATTAAAGCATCTGCAGCGGCTTGGAATCGCTGTACCTCATTATTAGACACATTACCCAGAGCTCCTCCTGCATTGCTATTCTGTATCATGCGTATTATTTCTTGTATCGTTGCCATAAGCTTCCTTAATAAACCTAAAATTAATCCTGCAAAAAATTTGGAAATGGGGTTTGTTAATCTATTCCAGTTATTACTTTGATGTTGATAGGGGCACCCCCTTCTCCAGTTAGCTCTGTGGTATTCTTTTCACTCCATTGAGCTCGTGTCTTTAACCAGAACAACATAGCTTGCGTATCACCTTGCCTAGCCTTCTCGTACAATGTACCAGCGATGATAGCGTTAGATTCAATCCTACCTTTGAGTAGTTCTTTGCGATAATACTTTGCGAGAGTGTCTTCTGACATATTGAGTAGAAGGGCGATATCTTCGTGCCTAGTACCTACTCTACTTAATTCATAAACCTCCAATTGGGTGGTCGCTAAAATAAGGTGACGGGGTCTTCCCCGCTTCCTTTTTACGCTACTTTCCTGCGAGCCACTGATACCAAGGGATTCAGAGCCTTCACTAGATTCATCTGTGGATAAGTCTGTGGATAACTCTACCCTATCGGTTGTAGTTGTGTTAATTGTTGTCATTACTACCTACTCATTATTAATTGATTGTGTATAACTTGTTGATAACATGTGTATAGCTGCTGTTGTATAGAGCTTGTATATACAGTGTATAGAGCTTGTATATACCGTAAATAAGAGTGCTTATAAACGCCCCTAATAAGACAATATTACCTGACATCTAATTATGGTTGATGCTACCCATTCCATTGTGTATAACCTACTGATAACACTAGCTTAATGAGTGTTGTATATACAGTGTATATACGTTGTATAGAGGGTGTATATACTAGATAAGATAAGATAAGAGAAGATAAGATAAAAGCGTTTAGCAATGGCTATCATTTAATTCATTCATAAGCCGTTTTAAGCGATTATAATATCTTTTGATACTATCCTACCAGATTGGTATTAAAAGCTCACCATGAGCCTTGTAGATGCCTTCATGAGCCTGTATATCACTATTTCCCCAATATAACACCGCTTAATATAGCCATACAATATCAATAGATTGATTTTAAAGCCGTTTAAGCCATTCATTTAATTGTTGAGGGGTTGATACTTAATAGATTTTTAAAGCGTTTATACGGCGCTTATATACCCTTTATGAATGTTTAATCTCATATTCAGGATATAGTTATGCATTTGAAGCCCGATTATAACATCTGACTAATTACTAGCCAATCAATATCATATGTTTCAGGCAATAAAAAAGCCTCAATTAAGAGGCTTGATTATCCTATGGTGATTATTTTAATTATTTAGTCTTAATGGGGATGAACCGCCACCATCATGATTTAGCAATATTTCTTTTAATGTCATTTTCATTTTTACACCCCTTTTAAATAATTAGTTGATTCTGTGAAAGTCCAGTTCAGGCTAGAATCAAAATGATTAATAATGTAATGCCTTGCATCATATTGGCTATCTGCTTTAAAAATCTTTATAGCGTCTTTACTATCGTTATATTGAGCAATTCCTATCGCAATATATTTATTCATTATTTTACCCCTTTTAAATATTGTTTAAATAGCTTCTTACATTCTTTGATTGAATAGTAAAAATATAATTGATGAAAATATTGATTGTTTTTTATATCTGATATTGTTATTGAACCATTATAATTTTTAGTAATTGTCATTTTATACCCCTATTTAATTAAACTTACCTAATAAACAATCGCGTAATGTTTTCATTTCACTTGACCAATCTTGACCACAACAATATGTAACGGGATAACTAGTATTATCTTTATCAAAAGTCACTCGACCATATATTCCATGGCTTGACCATAAACTCAATGGTAATTCAACTAACCTTCTTATCGTTTCTTTCGTGTTTTTTCTGCAACCGCTAGTTATCATTTTAACAAAATAATCTTTCTCGATAGTGTTTAAATTATCTGGAACGTTAAAATCTTCCCGTCCTGATTCTGCTTTATAAATTCTATTTCTTAAGTTATCTTCCATTATTTTGCCCCTTTTAAATAATTATCTATTTGT